TTCTTGTTTAAGGCTTCAATATCCTTGATATTTTCTTTTGCTTCTGTGACTTCCTGAATGTACTCAGTTGGAAGATCAGGAACTACTTTAAATGGTTTTTCTACTAAAGGAGTTTTAGTATATTTGGCTATCCAAGTTTCAGCACTGGCGGCTTTAGTACTGTAGACGGTTACTTGCTCATTGACTTCTTTGGTAGCCGCTTTGAATATTTCGGCTGCTTCTACATACCGGGATAAGCTGAGTAAATCGATAAGAAACTTTTTACGATTAGAGTCTGTGGCAGTTAAAAACTCAAGACTAGCTGCACTGCTTTGATATACAATCTGTGCAAAAGTTTTGTGATCGTAGCCTATTAATTCTTCTATGAGCTTATAAGTATTAGTAGCAGTATGCGCGCTAATATCTACATCTTCTTTGTATAATTTTACAGTCTGAGTATTACCACGATTAGTTTTAATACGATAGTCAACGCCGTCTTTATTGAATTCTAAATCAATAGAGTAGCTTTTAGCGCTACTGTTACGATTTAGAATATCTGCTTTCTTTATGCCTTTGGAATTCTTATTGTATAAGGCTTCTTCTAAGATTAGAGCAATACTACTCTTACCATGACCGTTTTTACCTACAATCTGAGTAAGAGCATTTGCGCTGAAATCTATCTCATTGTCTACGCCATACGAAAATAAGTTACTCCAGCGTAACTTTTTAATTGTAATCATTTTTGTAGATAAGCAGACAGCTCATTGAATCCACCTACATACTCGCCGTTGATAAATACCTGCGGCACAGATTTGGCATTGGGCACTGCATCTAATAAGTCTTTTTTAGTCCATTTATGCTCACTGCCGATTTTACGTTCTTCTACCTCGTATCCTTTTAATTGTAAAAGGCGTTTGGCAGCAGTACACGCAGCGCAATAATCTTGGCTATATACTATACTAGTTTTTAATAAGCTCATTTGCATAATTATTTAATTCCTGTAAGGCATCTTCGACCGCACTATCGCTTAGTTGCAGCACGTATCTTAGATATTCGTTGACTTCTTCTTCCAGAGTTAAGTCTGGGGCTAGGATCAATGTAGTGTCTGAGTCTCGTTTGATAATCTTTTTGTCAATCAAATCACTATCTGCCAATGCCCCCAGCTCAGACATATCACCTTCAATCTCGTAGATTGTATGATCGTATTCTGTGGGAGGCATAGGCTCTCCGGCTTTAATAGTTTTTCTGATAAGTTGAGGTAATTTTAGGTTTATGTGTTGATGAGACATACTGTCAGTGTCAAACAACACAACACCTGTATCCACATTATGCCTGTGGAAACTAGTAGTAAGAGGAGACCCAGGATAAAGAATATTTCTTTGCGAGTTTTCATAAGAGTGTAAATCACCAGCTAAAACAACTTGCCATTTATCAAAGATAGACAAGTCTACCTCTGGTTTAACATGTGGAGGAATTTCTCCTCTGACATGAGTACAAAGCACAGTTCCAGAGAATTTATGCCCGTCTTTTTCATAATGTTTTAGTTTATTATAAGGTATAAAATCAATGTTTTCATAACTATAATACTCGTCAATAACTTCTACTAAAGGATTGATCCAGTTAGTTACATCTTTGAAATTAGTAAAGAATGTACCGTGTTTAGTAGTAGATTCATGATTACCACTGTATACGAATGTCTTAATTGGGATAACTTTTACTAAATTGAAATATAACTCTAGTTCATCTGCGCTGGGATACTTATCCCAAATATCTCCGCCAATGATTAAAAGATTTGCTTGTGCACATACATCAACTAGTTGATCTTGAAACAGTTTATAGCGGTTCTTAGCCCACTCAACAGGTACGTGTTTCTGTCCTAGTTTATAGTGAATATCTGCTGTGAATAGTACTTTCATTTGTTCTCCAGAACAAAAAGCCCCCAGAGTATTTATTTCTGGGGGCTTTTCTTTAGCCTAGTTCCTTGACTGCTTCACCATCTTGAGATTCATCAATTGCCTCATCAGCACCTGCAAGAATTTTATCTAGTGCTGCTTTGATTTCATCGGAAGTTGGACGAATAAACTTGCTGTCAATGTCTTCAGCTTTTTCAGCTACAGCACGCTCGTCGGCACTTAACTTGCGCTTTTTGCACTTTAGAACTGAAAGCGTGTACTCTACATTGAATGGCAACGGCCCGGTCTTAACACGCTTGAAGACTACATCCCAGCCAGTATCCAGATCAGTAGGATCACCCAGATCTTCAGCAGCAGTAAGAATCTGCTCAAAGAGTTTCTTCTTGAGATTAAGCGCCTTGACTTTGCCATCGCTAGGGTCGATACAGTTAATAGAATAAGCCCAAGAACACTTTTTGTCTGGAAATACACTGGGAACGTGGTCTACTTCGGCATTTGTAAATTTTTCTTTTTCACGATCAAATGCTAGACACTCTAGTGGAATATCCTTGTTGTTTGTGCCTTTGACCCAGTACACATATCGTGGCAGAACGCCGCCGATTAGACGCAGCGTATTGTCGCCGTCTTTGTAAGTGTATGACTCAACTGACTTCTTAACTGCTTTACCTTTGGTTGAATTGAAAGCTAGTGCCATTATATAATTCCTCGTATTTGAAAAGTATTTGTTTATTTAATACATTAAGTATTGGATTTGATTTTATCTTAGCCAGGTTTAAGTCTGGAAAGAAAGATATATCGAGCGTTATTAATTTATGTGTTTTGTAAAGAGCCCAATCACGCATTCCGGCTAATTTTATATATTGAACCAAGTAGTTAATATCTATGTTATGGATATTGAAAATAGGTTCTGGATTTAGTATAAAACTATAGCCTTTCAACGGTAGTTTACTTGGTTTGTATTTAGATTTTGCACTGACGGGAATAGACCCTCTGTAATGATACTCTAATACAGCCAGAAACTTGACAGGGTCGTTTGCTGCTTCCTTTTCTAAATTAGTTAAATTGAAGAATAAACCCATATCTCGACTTTCTAAAGAATATTATAGCAGTTTGGCACTCCGTGCGCAACTCTAAATTTATTAATGCATTTCAATTTCCCATCCTTTACTAGCATAGAACGCAAGCCTAGCTCCGTTCTGTCTGCGCTCAGGACCGCTGCTGAAGTTAAGATCCAATACAACAGGATCTAATTTATCAGGATGCAGTCGCATAATTCTACCAATAATCTGTTCTAGTGAAATTGGGTTTGAAGTTGGCACTGCTAAAATAACACAACTCAGTCGGTTTATTGAGATGCCTTCTGAGAAGATTTGTCGGCTACCAGCAACGCACATCTTTTTTCCGTTTTCAACTTGTTCGATGAGTGCTTTTCGCTCCTCGTATTCGGTTTCGCCTGTAATAAGTATGCAATTTGAGCCAATGTAATCCTTGATTTTATTTAGAAATTCTACACGATCGGCCACAACTAATACACAGTGGCCTTTGTCGATTTGAGTTAAAGCTAATGCTGCGACAAACTGTTGATAATCTTCATCGTACAGCAAAGCATTAATCTTTTTAGCCCATGTCTCTCCTGTGGGAAGGTGAATGCCTGTTTGAATAATCTTTACTAGTGGATCGAGTGTATGGCTTTGAGGAGGACGATAAATATCTTTGCCAAAGTAATCCATAAAAACCACGTGCTTGCCATCAGTACGAAGCATGGTACCGCTAAGAGCAATACGATACCGGCAGTACATACCGTCAATAATTGAAGAAAAAGTCGTAGCAGGAACATGATGAGCCTCATCTAATATTACAGTGCCAAATTCTTTACAGATACTCGGCATTAGTTTTGTTACAGTTTGTACGTTGCCAACTACTATGGCATGGTCTTCGATATCAAACTTTCCAGAGCCAATGACCCCAGGCTCCATACCAAATAGCGCGCGGATTTCGTCGATCCATTGATCTCTGAGCATTGTTGTATGCGTTACCACTAAGGTTTTCTGCCCTAGCTTGCGTGCTAGATGTAACGCAGTAAAAGTCTTTCCCCAACCAACCAAAGCATTTATAAAACATGTATCAGTTACCTCATCGTATACAGCTTGTTGCCCTTCTCTTAGACCAAATTTAGGTAATGGAAAGGGTACCTCATTATAAACCCGTTTGTCAACTATCTCTAGTCCAGCAGGTACTAGATCTATACGTCCCTGCGGTATGGAAACAATATTGTTAGGCAACAGTTTGTAGTTCTTAATAATTTCAATGTTCTTAAATTTACCACGCTGACCCGATTTAGATTCAATGCGGTAAGTTAGTTTGTTGATTATGTCTTTGAGTTCATCATTGTCATTTGGTTTAAAGTATATTCTGTTGCTTAAGATTGCTGTGCTCATATTGATCGTCGTGTGTCGCTGTATTTTTGCTCGTAAAGTCCATATAGTATGTGGCTTTTGCCATCCACTAACAGGGCTGCATATTTCTGTTCGATGGTAGGCGCAAACAAGGTTTTAAAGCGTGCGGCTAGGCCTTCGACCTCAATGATTGCACCTCCTGTGGGGATGTGGATCACTTTACTAATACGCTTGAATACTAGTGGTACCATTTTAGTCTTTTTTAAATTAAAAACTAGACCATCTGCATCTATAAACCAAACTTTACTTTTAGCTAATTTGATTAGATCGCCTAAGAAAAAGATAGCCCTAGACAGACTATATAAAGTTACTTTATTTGACGTTAAACGCAGTCTGCGTTT